AGCTTGAGGTGTACCTGTACCGTATATTCTTTTTCATAAATTTCCTTTTTTGTCATCTGTCTATCCATTGTTTTACACCTCTGAATTTCTCGATCGCTTCGAAGCCATCCCGCAATAGCCTCTTACGATCTATAAACAGTATACACCCTTTTAGGAGCACTGTCAACACTTTTTACAAATTTAATAAGATTGTATTCGATTGTATTTTCGTGTGTATTAATGTGTATAACGTGTGTTTTTTTTCGTGTTTCTACGGGTTCTGAGTGTGTATCAGTGTGTATAATATACACATTGCCCATGTTTTTAAAAATCCAAAGCAATGCAAAAATGTTATATTCATTTTAGATTTTCCCTGCATTTGGTCATAAAAAAATAGGCCCATCCCATAAGGGACAGGCCGTAAAATCGTGGTTTCTTATGCTTCGTCTGTATTATCATAAGGAATCCGGATGGGAGCAGGAATTTCCTTCCACGCTTCTTAACAATACCCAGCTCCTTCAGGAATTCCTCCGGATCCGTATCTGCAGGCAGGATGCTGCCAAGGATGGCAGCCCTGCTCGGTGTTAACGGCCTGCGGGCCCACCAGACATGGAGGAAATATAGGGGCGGCAGGGCAGAACTTGCCCCACGTTCCCCTTTTGTTTCTGCCCCCACCTGCTGACAAGGGAAGTTCCCTTCAATCAGTTTCTTTTCGTATGCCATATTCCTCTCACTTTCTCAGTTTATCTAACAAAGCGTTGATTTCTTCCCTGTCCTGCGACTGGCCCGCAAGCATCGTGCGAAGACCGGATTTAGCCCATTCGATTGCCCGTTTCCCGTATGTGGGAATGCTTACTTTTCCAAGCCAGTACATTGATTCTTCGAAAGTAAAACGCTCGATCCTCCACGCCAGGAGCTCAACACGGCTTTCATCACGGATCTGTGCGTGAAGCTTGAACAGAAGCGCTATTTTCGTTCCGATCGTTTTGTCAAGGGGGAGGTTACCACGGAAAGCCAGTTTGTCATCAATCAGATCCTGCACACCTGTAGGCCTTCCCAGGTCATCAAGAACCTGGGAGAGCATGTAATGGATGGCGTTCCTGCACGCCTTCAGGTCGCCGTTGTATATGCGGCCATATTCGCGCAGCTTTGTTTTCCCGTCATCTTCCCTGTACCGTTCGCTGATCACCAGCACAGGCCCGGTTACTTTGCTGCTTTCCGTAATGTGCAGCACCCAAGGAGCGTCTTTTACCATAGATTTCAGATGCTCCACTGTTGCCAGCTGTTTCTTGGTAAGAGTTTCCATACCTGTATACCCTTTCTTGTTCCTCTGAATCCATAATACCCAGGTGCGCACGCTGGGTGACGTACTCACCGTTGGACAGAATCATACCAGGATCTGCTTCCAAGACTTCCATCATAGCAAGATGTTTTTTCATATTATAACCATCCCCTTCCGGATACGGGTTATGGTTTGAGAATGTTCAGGACCTCGTTCACGATTTCCTGCCGGTCCTCTGCGGTCCAGTAATCCGTACCCCGTACCGGTGTATGGCCTGCCTTTCCGGGGAGACCACGCAGCGCATACACAGTGATGTCTTCTGCTTCTGTAGGGGGCTCCTCGTCAAAAACAATGGTAAGATTCAAAGCTTTTGTACTGATATCAATATACCGTTCATATCTTTCCATGCCTCTCACCCCCCTCAGTGCTGCGTGACATCCGGAACCAAAACGAGGCGCCCCGTAATTGGTGTAAATACGTCCCCGTTAACGGTGATTTCAATGTCATAAACGTAAATCGCGGGTGTAAGGGTTTGGGTGTCTTCTGGTTCTATGATAATAAAATATTTCCTGCCTTCCTCAGATTCATCTTGTTGAATACCATTGCCCAGGGACTTTTGGAAAGACGGTTCCTCATCTGAAATGGTTCGCTTTACAGTCATATATATGGCATCTGGCTCCGTCTCCAGATTTTTCAAACAGATTCCTATTTTGCTGGTATCCCCGCGCACCATGCACAGGCTTATCTCATGTGGTCGCATAGCTCTTCCCCTTTTTATAGGTATTTATAGTATTTTTCAGAAATATTGCTCGTAAAAGCATATCCGTCCGGACTTCCAGGCCATACAATTTTAAGCCATCCGCTCGGCAAAATTTCCAAAACTTCTACGCACTGACCGGTATAAACCACCCCGGCAAGCGTGCCATACAGGTTGTCGCTCTCCCGGACGTTCATACTCTCTAACGCCTGGGCTGTGCGAATTCCTTTTCCCACGTAATCATAGCAGGGGACTTTTCCGGTTTCTTTGGTCAGTCCAAATCCCTCGATAATTCCCTCAACAATTTTCATAGCAATGCGGGTCTTATTCAGCTTGTACCACAGAATATCATCCAGATCCGTGATAAAACAGGTTTCCAACACTGCATGGCTCACACCCTGGCGCCGGACGGCATTCTGGACCATGAGCCCGTTTGCATAGCTTGCCTGACGCTGCGTCACGACCACACCATCCCACGCCTGCACAGATCCGATGCTGTACAGGTTCCGGAGAATCGCATCCTCTACACTGTGCCCGGTTTCCGATTTGTCGATATAGCACATGCTCCCGCGTTTGATGTTGTCGCCCTTCTCATCCACGACCCCGCCAGCGTTAAAGTGCACCTCCAGCACGTAATTGTACCCCGTGACGTCATAGCGGCCCCCGTGCTTGAAAAAGCTGTAGTGGTTGCGGTCCGGCGCCACGTCGCAGGGGAGCCCTGCAGCATCCGCCGCCTTTTTGATCAGCTTTGTAAGCTCTCTCGTGAGGTTCGCCTCCTGGCATTCGCAGCCAATCGCCCCGGGATCCCAGCTCCCATCCATGTTGCGTCCATGTCCTGCCATTACCAACAATCTAAAAGGTTTCATGGATAACCACCTCCCAAAATAATAGTGGCCATACTCCCCAGTGCCGTCTTTGCCAAGGTATGCCAGGTCTGAGGGAAGAGGCCACTTTCCACCATAAATCTTTTCCCAGTTAGGAACCCCACACGGCCCGTAGTGTGTGAAGCTCCTGAACTGTAAGATCTTGGCATTATCAAATCGCCGCGCACCATGCAACGCCACTGCCTCCGCTGCTTTCATGCTGTCCGCGCTGTACGTGTCCGCCGGAGCTGTGAAGGCGGTGGCCTCAAAGCGGTTGTCCGCTATACACTGGGCCACAGCCAGCTTCCCCTGGTAGTCCAGTACCCCGGCTTCCGCCTCGATAATCCGGGCCATGTATGTTAGTTTCATTTTTCCAGAATCCTCATTTCGTTTTAAAGGCCTCTATTTGCCTCTGTATTGAATTTTGCGTGCTCGTTGATAAAATACACATGAATGATGTTAAAATTCATCCTGCGGCATTCTGTGAAGCCTGGCGGGCATTTATGGGAAATGTTACTCCTTTTCCTGGTGATCCTCTTTCTCATCATTCCCCGCATCCGTATCCACATCCACATATTCCGGCTTCACTTCAGGCAGCCCCGCAAGGCTCGTCAGGATCGAGAGCATCCCAGCCAGGAGCGCCGTGCTCGCCACCACGCCCCAATTCACCTGCCCGATTGTCTGGGCAACCCCGATGGTCGCGATTGCCGTCTGGGCTGTCGTTTTCAGAGCTCTAATACCGGCTGCTTTCAGCCATATTTTCCAGTTAGTCATTGCTATACCTCACTTTCTCACTTTCCATCATCCATAAGCCCGTACCTGTAGTGCTCCAACCCCACGGTATGTTCCTCAGGCATAGCCAGGCATTTTCGATACAGTTCCGTAGCCACGTCATTACCGCCAAGTCCATGATACGCAGCGTATACCTTTTTAAGGCTCTCTTTGGCGTAGATCGGGCAATAACCACGGTCCTGGTATTTGTTATAGGCTGACACAATTGATTCCCTCAGAAGGGCTTCTACGCCGTCTGTGAGGGCCTTTTCCTTCTGCTCGGTCTCCTGCTTTGCCTTTGCTGCCTCCGTCCGAGCCTTATTTATGGTGTACGTGCATATTGCCAAGACAATCCCACTGACCAGATTCAGCGCATACGGCAATGCTGTTACAATGAAATCCATTGGACTTTACCTCCAAATTCATAAAAATACCCGGCAAGTACAAGACTCACCGGGTACAGATGGCTATAACAGTCTGCCTTTACTCGTCAATAAGATCCTCGCAGCCGCAGTCAATCAAGATCTGCTTTACTGCAGGTTTTAAAGACCTCGGTACTTTGGAGTATTTGAGTTTCCCATCGATGATACGGTATGCAAGGAATTCTGCCATAATAAACCTTTCCTTTCTAATCGTCTACACGATTCAATACTGATAAACACGTGGTTGCTATATGGATACATGCGCTTACGCGCAGTCGCCACCAGGATGTATCGCCCGGGCTTGCGCCCGGAAAGCTCACTCTTCCGCTGCCGCCAGGTTACGACGAAGACGAAGACGCGAGCAAGGCTTCCGCCACCGCAGGTGTTCCGCCGCACCGCGAGGGCTTTCGCTGCCGGATACTGGCCCGGGAGTGCGAAACCCCACGGCCCTGCGTCACTTCAGCCCCATAAGGGGCGGCCGTGGAGCCACCGCTCCCTTCCCAAACCCAACCCCTACCACTACAAACACCCCCGCGGGTTGCTGTGCCCCTGTTGTGGCGAAAAACCCGCATAAACTAAGGCTTTCAGAGCTCTCCACAACAGAAAACAGACACAACACGAAAAAAACAATGTCTATAGGGAAAAAAAAATAAAAAAATCATCACATGTACGGGGAAGAAGAATTTTATTTTTTTCTATATATAGGGATATAGAATTATACTGTTGTGGTTGTTGTTTTTACTATATAGGCATTACTTTTTTGGCCTATTTACTGACCTTTTTTGACACAACAGTTTCCACAACAAATTGCCATTAGCACAACAGCAAATCGTTGTGTTACTCTTCATCTCCGCCGATTACTGCCAGAATGAGCTCCTGAACCGCCTCGTCGGTTACGCTCTGTTTATGTTCCAGGGCTTTCAGCCTGAGCATTGCTGCCGTTTCATCCGGCTCCGGGAGAGGGTCCCCTTCGGTGTACTGCCTGTCAGTTCCTGCAGGGTCCAGGGCCTCCACGTAAGAGACCCCGTCACGGACTACCGCTTTGTTGGCATCGGAATAGGTTTTGACATACTCGATAGAGTTAATGGTTACGGCTTCCTGTACGATCATAGTAGTTGTCCTCCCTTATTGTTAGTCCGGAAATTCACTCCAGCCTTTTATTACATTTGCATACGTGCTCCAGTTAGTGGCCGTTTTGAACGCTTCTACCTCGCTATCGGGAACATAAATTGCTCCTGTACCTTTGACGATCGGAGATTTTACATTTGATGATGTTCCTATGGTATTAGCAAGGGTGCATCCACTGCCGACAACCAATTCTGCAATCGGTGTATTAAAAAAGACATCACGGCCGATTTCTGTGCAAGCCGGGACTACGACGCGCGTAATCTGGGTTCCGTAAAAGACATCCTGCCTCAACCTTTTAACCGTTTTGTCAATGTACTCGGTTATTGTTCGCCCAACTATCTGCTTTGTTACCTCTTCATCTCCATACGTATCTATGGAATCCGGAATTGTATATACTGACATAACTTTCCTCCTCGCTCTATGTTAGCCGGTATATTCGCTCATTGGCCTGATTTGATTTGCATACCGCGACCAGTTCGTAGCGGTCTTATACGACTCCAGCAGGCTATCAGCGACATATATTTTCAGAATGCCCGTCATGGACAGTACATATTGCGACGTTAGAGGCACGACAGTTGTGCTTTCCTGTGTTCCAATCACAAGACTAAGCGAAGCGCTGGTCGAACTCGGGCCGCTGCCTGCCAACATGCTTGCACCGCTCAACTGTGTAACGTCAGGGAGTATAACGTTTCTCAGATCTGGCAAATATGACAGGCCTTCTGCGCCTATATCTGTGTATCCTTCTCCGTCAAAGAATGTCAGAGAACCGTCTACAATTTTACGAGATATAATGCCGTTAAACTTCCATTTCGCGCTGTAATCCGTATCCCCTGTGATCGGTCCGACTTCCGGTGTCCATCCATTAAACAGATAGTCCTGCTTTTCGGGCTCTGCACCGGTATACAAAACGGTCGTCCCGTAAAGAACATCCTCGGTCGTCTGAACCACTGTGCCGTCCACCAGGTACCGTACCGTATAGCGCCGGCCCTCAACTTCATACGCCGCATACAGGTTCCTGTCAGCGATGACAGCACGCTGTGCCCTGGCATCTGCCACGGTAGACTGTACATTCCTGCTCCAGCCGATGAACTTGAACGTGTTCGCTGCCGTTGCTTCGTGTGCCGGTCTGTCTGCGTACTGGGCATTGCCGCCGTTTGCCACCGTTTCGGTATGAAGCAGCGTGTCGCCTTCCCAGTTGTAGTAGTACACGTTCGCCGTGATGGACCGGTATGTGAATGTGATGTCGTACTTGTCCACGATCTGGGCCATCTCTGCGCCCGTGACATCCGCGTCAATGTAGATACTGCCGGAAACTTGGGCCTTGTCCACGTTGTTGCCGGCTTCATCCAGGCCGCGCATGGTGTCCAGGACGTCGAACCACGCCTTTACTTCTGCGACAGAGGCCGCGGTGTACGAGATTCCGGTGATACGCACACGGGATCCGGCAGCCATAGCCCCGGTGATGGCCTTATAATCCACGCAGGCGGCAGGCCGGTCAAGCCACAGCGTCGTCAGATTGGAATAATCCGGACATGTCAGATCTGTTAATTTAATCTGGTTCCTTAGCGCAAGGCTTGTAATGGTCGCAGGCAGGTGTAGAATCTTTACCTGGCCGCCGTTCGGCAGCTCAACACCGGCAACGGACGTACCATCGAAGTAAATCTGTTCGATATTCACGCACCCGGTCAGATCCACCGTCTGTGTAAGCTTCGGACAGTTCCTGACATCAATTTTTTGTAATAATGTATTGTTTCCCAGATACAGTTCTTCCAGGTTGTTATTTAGATAAATTGCGCTTTCATCGCCCAGTTTGATGTCCTGAAGCTTCGTTGCCATAGAAAAATCAGCAAATCCGACCTTCAGTCCGGACAGATCCCCGACACTGGCAAGCTGTGAAGCACTGTAGATATAAATTTCTGTATCGTTCAGTTGATCCAGCGGACAAACCAAAGTATAGGCTCGGTTACGCTTCGCCCTTGTCTGTACCAGATAAGAACCATACTTTACCGTTGCATAGATATCGGCATACGGGGTTACAGTAACATCTGATTTCGCATAGCCTCTTACCTGAATGACATCACTCAGGGAATCCCCGGCATTATACTTGGAATCAAGATACCGAAAACGGTTATACAGCCACCACTTCCGCTGTTCCGCCTTGGAGCCCTGCAGCATACTCAGATATGCCGCGCTGCCCTGTTCCACGAGAGGGGCAAGGTACTTAAACCATGCGTCCTCGTTAAAGATTGCCTCAGGCCATTTTGCCTGGTGCTCCTCAAACATCCGCTCTACGACGTCGTAGGAAATCACGCCCTTGGACCGGAGATCCTGGTACATGGCCTTTATGACATCTCCAAATGCGTCTCTGAGATTATTCCATATTACAGACTTTTGACCGTTAAAAACATCGGCGCCAGATTCTGTTTGGTCGGTGTCTTCAAGATTATAGCTGAACGCTAACGTTCCCTCATTTGTAATGCCGAGCGCGGTATCGAAGTCATAAGGGAGCCAAACTACTTTTTTCTTCATGCTTTATACCTCCGATCCGATAAAGCTCGGGAAAGCATTTTTTGCACGGCTGTCCACCATCAAAAACAGTTCAGTAAACAGATAGTAAAAAACTGCACTGTCAAGTTCCATATAGTTCCCAGCCTCCGCCTTGAACTTCGCCAGACGGTATTCCGCCGTGTCCTTGGTGTACTTCACGCCGTCATACGTAACAGGAGCCGGGAGTGTGTTTCCGGTTGCCTGGTCCCGGTCCGTAGAGACTACCCATGCCGCGAACTCTGCCAGCTGTTCCTGGTTTTCGTAACCGTCTGGGAAGCGTCCCTCGAAATCGTTCAGCCAATCCGTGCCCGTATAATCGGCATTTTTCCAGATAACGCGGTTGCTGGTGTTGTTCTTGATTTCCCAGGATTCATCCGGGGTTGCAAAGCCGAAGACCTCCTCGGTGGATTTATCATAGTTTTCATTATAGCGGCCAATAAAGCTGGTTTCTGTTCCGTTGTTCCAGAAAATCACCACCGGTGTTCCATCAATGCCCTGTCTCACCCTGTTGTCGGCCACCTGTGCCGGTGTCTTATAGGGGCATGCATCATTGTAAAGCCGTGCCAGTTCCACGTTGTTTGCACCTTCACTGGAGGCCACATCCGCCTTGTAACAGAATACATTCGTGGGAATCTGCCCTTCACGGATTGAAATAGCGGAAACCGTTGTTCCGTTCGCCATCACGAAACCGCTCTTGTACTTTGCCTTATAGTTCTTCCTGGCGTAATACTGCGAAGATGTACCCTGAACATCCAGCTGCACGTTTTCAGCAGTCCAGCACTTGGCCGGGTTCAGCGGATCGACATACCGGACAGAAACTGTCTTTTTGTCGCCCTTGTACTGTGGCAGCTCCGGGCATGTGATAATGAAGTACGGCAGGTCATTCGGCAGGTTGTCCACCGTAATATTTCCGTATTCATCGTAGACCTGATTATGCGAGAACCGATCCATCATCAGATCGACGTCCTGTGTATCAGCAATCCAGTTATTCAGCATCTGGTGCCTTGTCAGATCCTGGTCATAAACACGGATGTTATAGATATCAATACCGCACGAATTGCTTCCGATACTGATTCCAACCGGGCTTGTCTGTTGGAAGTCATCGCCTGCCGGATACTGAATCGTTCCGGACATGATCCCATTCACATAGATATATACGAGCCTGTTTTCAGCTCTTTTACCTATGACAAAGCTTACCCGGACGTGTTCGTCTTCTTTATACTGCATGCTGATTTCCGACTGCTCGGATTTCAGCGTAGCCTTCTGAGCTGTCAGGGAGATACCGCGTCCGCCCTGCATACAGGACAGGATCTCAGCATCGTAGTTCAGGACATTGTGGGTTGCAAATTCCACCTCGACGGTGCGCCCGCCGATCCTCGCATCCGTGCCGAAGATCTGGTAGGGGATTGTCACCCGTGCGTCGCCGGTTACCCGCAGGACCGTGATACCGTCCGCATCCTGTACCCAGCCATCCGATGCGAACGCAAAGCCGCTCAGGGTGGCCGTGACGTTGTGGTCTTCGTCTTTCCAAACCTCGGGGTGCTCCTCGTTGTTGTCCCGGCCTTCGCTGGTGAGGTAGAGCTTCAGAGCCTCGGTTTCCGCCTCGGCATCCATCTCAGAAGCCTGTACATTCAGGACCAGGGGCTTCACTGTGTCCCCGGATGCGATCTGCAATGCCAGGGTTCCCTGTGTTTGTGCCCGGTAGCTCCATACCTGCTGCGAACGGTCCACCGCAAGGTTGTTGACGCGCTTGCCATTCGCCCGCAGCTCTACCTGGGATGTCATCGAACCCGGTGTGTATACGCTGTAAGGAATATTGATGGTCTGATACTGCTTTACGATTGTATCCGGATCAAACGAACATGCGATAATCGGCGCCGTGTTTCCGGATTCCAGGCAAATCAGATCATAATACAACTTATTACTCTGTACGGTGCTGCCGTCAATCTCACACGTGAAATACACCTGCAGCGTATGTGCCCCGTGTGTCTGTGCCGGAATCGAACGGCTCTGCTGTCTATTGGATACGGTGACTTCATCCCGGCCGATCTCGACGTTATCCACGAGGAAATGCACGGTTTTCGTAAGGGCTCCGACCGGTGTATAGGTAAATGTGATTGCACCCTCATATGCCAGCGTATCGTCAAACGTGCTCTTCAGGGACAGCTGCGCCGCATTGATTGTATAAGCAATCGTCCGTGAATTCCCGTAAATGTCGGAGACCTTCACCCGCACGGAGTTGCGTCCGGCTGCCAGGTACCCGCCTATGTCCAGTGTGACAACACCCTGCTGGATGGTGGCCGTGTACCTCACGGAGCCGCCGACAGTGACCTGAACGGAGCCGTCGCCCGTGGGGATGTCGTCCTCCGTACTGCTCCAGTCAAACGCAATTTCGCAGGCTGCGCCGTATGCAATGGTTTTGCTGAGCCATCCACTCTCGTTGCGCATGGTCATCTTCGCCCCGGTCGTCTCACCGCCGCCGCCGGAGAAGGGGCCAAGGGGGCCGATCATCACCACGCCGCCCTTTGTCAGGTACAGGTAGCCGTCCTCCACAAAGCCTCCATCCACGCCGCCGCCCACATCCAGTGAAGCGGTTGTCCCGTCCGCGTATGTGACTTCCACGCCATCCTCGGATTCCTCAACACCCGTGACGACATGCCGATCCGCCAGGGATTCATCGTCCAGGAGCCCGCCGCTCTCAATTAAGAGTTTGGCCACCATCGCTGTTGTGATCCGTCTGAGGCTTTCCAGCGCTTCCCCGCTCTGCTGTCTTTCCGGCTGGGTAATCAGGAAGTTCGTTTTGCTGCTTGGAGTGCTGCCGATGGATTTTTCCGTGATTTTAACTACGCCCATGTGTGCCTCCTGTTGTTATGCTTCGTCTGTGATGTAAAACTCATTAAAGGTATAATAAACTGCATATGAAGTACCGTATGCCAGCCCGCCCGTGACAAGGACGCGCCCGTCCGGCTGAAGATTCAGGATGCAGTACTCCATGCCGCCCTCATTCGCCGACAGAATTGTCTGCCCCATAGGCCTGAAGCCTTCCGGCAGTGTAGCTATCTGGGTTCCGTTGGCAATTCGCGTCTGAGAGCCGATCCTGATATTGAACTGTACCAGGTTACCGACTTTCGTTACCTGTAAAAAGCTCGCCGCTGCCAGACCACCTGTCAGTGCAACTTCCCGCGTTACCGGCTTCACCTGGTCATCACCGGCAGCTCCGATTCCCTGTACTGTAACCACTGTAATACCCCCTTTTATGGTTCGTTATCATTGGTGATATAAAACGTGTCAAAGGTCCAGTATGTTGTGTAGCTTGTCCCGTAGTAAAGGCCGCCGCTCACCAGGACCCGCCCATCCGGCTCAATCGTGATAATAGCGTACTCCTGACTGCCCTGCAGCGAGCTGAGGACCGTTTTTGCCATAGGCCGGTACCCTTCAGGGATTGTCGCTATCTGTGTTCCGTCCGGCATTTGGGTTCGTGTTCCAACCCTTAAATTGAAATTTACGAAATGCCCGAGCCGGCGCAGATACAAATTTCCGATTTCCCCGAAGTCGCTCAGATGCATAACAAAATCGCGTTTCTGTGGATTTGCCTGCCCGGTCCCGGTCATTGCGCCTATACCGTGTACCGTCACCATATCAGAATCCCTCCTTGGTAACCACCATCACGGGGATATCGACTGTGGGGACTGTTCCGGTTGCGACTATGACATTGACGTTCGAAGGATCCGTAGTCATACGCGCCGCATAAAACGCTTTCTGCTGTGCTTCCGTCGCGTCCGGCCTTAAATACACGTCAATCCAAAAATAACTTCCAAGGATATCAGGAATGTTCTTCCGGGCCAGGTGTGCGTCCATGTCGTACTTGCCGTTGCTCCAATACTGGGCCCCCAGGGAATCCGTGGCCAGAATGCAGCGTATGCCGTGGTTGCTCTGAACCAGTGATTTGATTCCGGCTGCCGTGTTCACGCCTGTGCCGCCGCGTTCTACCGGGAGGGTGCCGCTCGTGACGTCTGAGGCCGCGTGTGTGTGCACCTTGGCCGCGAGGTATCCCTTCAGGGTTTCGGCGAGCTTGGCTATGGAATCCACTCCGGTTCCGCCCCGCGCAGGGCTGAGGACGCCGCTGTTGATATCATTGGTACTGTGTGTATGCGATTTTGCCGCCGCTCCGATCATGTCAGCCGTTGTCCCGTGCGGGTTCTTTGCGTCAATATGCGTTTTGAAGTTTGTGAACAGTCGTGCCAACTTCCCAAACAGCGAGCTCAGCTTCTCACCGCTTGCAATCTTGCTATATGCTTTCGCTTCGTCAAACTCAACGGTCATATCTGCCGGGGACAGATTGGGGACATTCCCCAGGCCGACCTGCTGTTTTGTAACGTGGTGCGGGTTGTCATAATCCGTAATATGGTCATTAAAGGCTTCCGCACTTGCGTATGCATCGGATTCAATCAGGATTGCGCTGATATTATCAACCTGCCCAACACTGACAATCACGGAAATGGTGGTTTCGATCATCCGTCCGGAATCATTCGCGGGGATGTAATCGGCCTCGTCAACCGCATACCTGTATGCATATAATGCTTCCGTGTCTGCGTTATTCTTTGCATACACACCCAACTCACGCATATAAAAACCGGCCGCTAAACTTGAATTTGTAAAGCGTCCGGTCAGGATGACATAGCTTTCTTTTACCTGTATATCGGTCAGATTGATAGTAATAACAGGGTTTACAACGTCCGTTGTGCTTTTAGGGTCAAAATGTGTACCGTTTCCGATAACCAGCTTCGTAAAAATAATGCTGTCGCCGTTGAGTGCATCCAGGAGCATTCCAAGGCCAGCTGTAGTCAAATCAGGAGTAAGATATCCCATTTTTATATGCCCTCCTGCTTATAGTAAATAATTGCCGAGCTCATCCAGAAGATTCTGTGCCATTTCATCGCTCAACCAATCAACGCGGTCCAGCGGGTCGTATGGCGTGTACCTTGTTTCGTCCGGAATGATCTTTTTTGATTCTTTTATGTTGATAGCCTGTCCCAGGGCAAGCCGGCCTTCGTAATCCAAACCAAATTCATAGCTCAGATGTGCCTGTTTCCGTTTGTCCAGACCTTCAACAAGCTTTTTCCATGAGAACGAATTTTCCCCTGGCTTGATATGGATTTTGAATACGCCGGTTCCGGACAGTTCCGTGATCTCGCATACCCGTCCGGTCAGTTTCTCGCAGATCTGCTGAATGCGTGCCGGGTTCATAGGATAGCCCCTGCCGCGCTTTGCCAGGATCTCTGCCCTGATATCATCGTCCGGCTGGTCTGTATCAACGTCGTATTCTTCCGCCCATATATACAAGGTCCATGTACATGTTTCAGGATTCAGCTCATCACGCAGTCCTTTTACCAGCTTCAGGATTTTATCATAGTACAGGCCCATGATCTGATATATCCATTTGCCGACATAGGACTGATCATAGATGGGACTCACCTGTGACAGCATGTCAATAGCTGCCGGGCTTGTCGGAAAATTATTCAGATCCATCAGATCACCTCCCCGGCAGTGAATGTAACACTCTCGGTCCTGGGGAACTGGTCAAGATTGATATGGATATTGGATGTACCACCGTTTACCAGCAGATCTTTGAAGTCATTCACACCTGGGATCGCGCTCAGAAGAGCCCCAACCGCGGTATACTTGACCTCACCGGCCGCTGCTGCAGCCCTGTGGAAGGATACCAGCGCCGCCTCGAAGGCCTGCGCAACCCCGGCTATTGTGTACCCGTCCAGGAGCTCCACCGTGGCCGTATAAGTGATCCCCACCAGCTCCGGCGCCGCAACCGTCAGGGTCATGTCCGGAGGAGTGAGGCGCTTCAACTCATCGTCCGGCCGCATCAGGTGGTTGTATACCGCCGTCCGGATGGTCTCGCTTGCCCCTTCGCCGTTCGCGTCAGTGACGATAATTTTCACCGTCTGTGGGCCGTTCCACTCTGCCAGGACCGTTGCTGCCCCGACGCCGTCCACCTCTTCCGCCCATCTCTTGTAGTCCGCAACATTGCCGACAAGTGAGGAATCACCGCTTTTATTGATGGAATCGATCCGTTCCCGGAGGTCGTCATCCGATTCCGTGGCCGTTCCGCCTGTGGCCGGTTCGGGGTTCGTGACGCCGGAGGCGCCGATAATCGGGGAGGAGAAAAGAATGAGGGTGTCCGCATCCACGTTGCTCCCGGGCCCCGCTTCTACAGCCTGGGCCAGTACCGATCCAGTGCCGTTGACATCCAGGACCAGTGCTGCCGTAGTGGCAAACTCCACTGCCGGGTTTCCGTCCACCGCAGCAGTGGAAATGACCGTGCCGGCCGGAATCACCGTGGCCGGGTCCCCTGTGAAGACCAGCGTAACCGTCGCATAGGTCGCCTGCTTTCGTGAGGTGTTGGCCCTCTCCGCCAGGTAGTCCAGGTATTGCCCGGAACTTGTATTCGTAAAAAGTAGTTTCAGCGTTTCCGGAATCCAGAACGTCAGCAGCTCACTTGCCAGGTTCGCAGCGGGCCGTGTGAAATCCCATACAAAACCGCCCTCCGTTGCATCAATGTCTCCGGGCAGCTTATTCAGCATCCACTGGTGTATGGATTCTACATCCGTTCCGGTTTCCAGGAATTCAGGAAGAACAAACTCAACTGCCATAGCACCGCTTCCTTTTCTTATAGGTTAGTCAGGATCATCTGGGACCCATTCCATTTTGTGTCTGTCATAGTGGCTGTTAGCCTTGCACATACAGTCATACCGTCCTTCTGATACATTCAGAGGACAGGAACAACAGTGTACGTGCCCGGTTTCATCGTATGCGCCGTATTTCGCACATGTCCGTTTATCCCGTTCACTTGTCAGCATAACAGCTCCTTTTTATATATTTAAACTCTTATCTTCAATGTGATATCATCCACCCACGGAAAACCCTTTACCGTGAATGAACAAAACAGGCTGTCGCCCTCATGTTCAAACTCAAAATCCCGGACATATTCCGTTGCCGGGTTTATCATCAGCGCTTCGGTGATGGTCTTCTCGATGTCGGATTCGGCCTGGGCCCTGTCGTTCTGGACCTGTTCCAGTTCTACACCGATATCGGAGGAGTATGCCAGGCAGGTCTCGCGCTCTGTGCTTACAACCTTCAGGCACCACTGAATGTATGCGTCTTTTCCTTCTGCTGCGACAACGCGGTTCGCCCCGTCCCTTCTGAAATCGCCCGTATAGAAATCAAAATACGCACTGGGGAAATATCTTTCTTTTTGCTCTTTGCTTTCCGGTACGTCCGGAAGATCAAAAGCGGGGAAAAGCTGTGCCATGACATCACCTCGTTTTCAGCAGAACTATTTTTTTGTTCATGTATGTGTCTACGTTATTTTTCAGCAGAACTTTTTTTAGCAGTACAAATCCGTGTCGTAATCCTCTTCGTACTGCATTTCGTCAATTACATCAATGATGATGGGCTCATCCCGTATCCACGCAATCAGCACCCGGTCATCCTTTTTCAGCTTTGGAAGCTTAATTTTCAAGGCCGGAATCTCGACCGTGCCGCCGTCTTCCGTATTCAATGGCAGGACCTTTTTATAGGTCTTTCCAACCAGGCCTTTCAGACTGCGTAAGATGTGATAGTCCTTTGGTTCGATCGGTACAGGAAACCGGTTTGTTAATAACTTCATGTCCGGCTGTATGGTTCCGATATCCAGCTCAAGGTCCGTAAAAGCCCGTTCCATGTGCTGTGCCGCACGCCGGTTAATCGCATTACATAAACGGTTGATCCCGTCTTGCTCCACAATGGCCATGTGATCACCTCCAGGTTACTCTCCCCTGCCGGGGGCTGGTTCAGGAAAAGGCATCCAAGGCCAGGGGCTTACACCGGGAGCCCATACCATACTTCTGTTCGTATACACCGTTATTGAAATTCCCGGCAACGACGTATCGGTCGCCCTTGTATGGTTCTTTCCTGCCCTCCAGAACGTCCTTGTCCACCATCGTAATTAGCACGCGGTCCGAGAAGGTTCCCCAGCCCATCCTTTTGGAGATTTTCGTTTCATGCTCCGGCGGCATTTTATCAGTACACATAATCCACTCATTATTCATCTTGCCACCCCCGCACCGCAGAATCCGTCCGGATTGTATGGGAAAAAATCATCTTTTTGTACGCAGTACATTTTGCCTTCGATTTTCGACGGCTGCCTGTACCTGCAGTTCTCACACTTGACGATTCCGAGGGTGTTTATCATAGTATCGACGCCCTTCCGGTTTGTACGCGGTGTTGCCATGCGCTTCTTTTCTGTCGGGTACCTGCCGCTGCTGTCCAGATACTTTTCCTTCATGATGTCAGAAACGTCATATTCAAAGTCCATATAAAGACACCCCCTATGCCTTTTGTACTGTAACGGTCATCTGTAATCTGCTGCAGTTATGCTGTACAGATGTGACTATGTAATAGCCGTCCAATGCCCCGGCCTTAATGTAGATCTTGTCGCCCTTATGTACCGGGGGAGTATCCGGAAGGGTCGCGCTGCAAGTCTCCGCAGGCTTTCCATTTTCATTCACAAGGTCCTGGGCCTCGGCCTTTGCGTCTGCGATCTTGTCGGCATCCGTCGCCGTAACGATCCTCTGAAACGTGCCATACCTTGTGTCTCCCGTAACGGTGGCCACTACCTGAGGCAATGTCTCATTATTCTCAGACGAAACCACTTTTACCTGTGTAACCATATCAGTCATAGAATATTTCTGCTTGGCTGTAATGGCATTATCCTCTGTAAACGCATATATAGTAGAATTAGAACCAGGTTTTACTACGCATAGCTTCCCGTTTTCTTCCCGTACAATACCCTCACCG